AGGGGTAGCGCAAGAACGGGTGGACTTTGGTTGCCACATCAGCGGGAGCATAGATGACATCGCAATCTCTGGAGTGCCGGGAGCGCCACAGAAGAAACACGTTTGTGAGTACAAAACCCACAACAAAAAATCGTTTGAACAAGTCGAAGACAAGGGCGTGGAGCGTGCCAAGTTTGATCACTTTGTGCAAATGCAGTCTTATATGCACGGCACTGGTATTGATCGGGCGCTGTATGTGGCTGTCTGCAAAGATGACGACAGACTCTACACCGAGCGGGTGGAGTACGACAAAGGCGTTGCCGAAAACGCAATAGCCAGAGGCAAGCGCATTGCATTGTCTGACCGGATGCCAGAGCCGTTAAGTGCCGATCCAAGTTGGTATCAATGCAAGTGGTGTCCTGCTCATGAGTTCTGCCACGGCGACCGCCTGACCAAAGAAGTCAACTGCCGCACCTGCGCCCATAGCACGGCTACGGAGAACTCCAAATGGATCTGCGAGCGCCACGCTGGTAGCGAGATACCCGTGGAATGGCAGCGTGAGGGTTGCGGTAGCCATGTCCTGCACCCTGACCTAGTGCCGTGGAAGCGCAAAGAAGCCGGCGACCAGTGGCAGGCAATCTACGTCATCAATGGCAAGGAAGTGGTCAACGGCGAGCCAGGGGACGGTGTGTACGGGTCCAAGGAGTTGGTTGCCAACGCCGAAGCTTGTGCCGAGTCTGACGAAGGGATGATTGAGTTTCGGAAGATGTTTGATGCAAGAGTGGTGGGATGAATGAGTTGGCTTTATTCGCGGGCGCTGGTGGAGGAATACTCGGAGGACACCTGCTCGGATGGCGAACCGTCTGCGCCGTTGAGTGGGAACCCTACGCAGCTTGCGTACTTGCCGCCAGACAGAATGACGGCATTCTCCCGCCTTTCCCGATTTGGGATGACGTTCAAACCTTTGACGGAAAGCCTTGGGCGGGACGTGTTGACGTTATATCTGGAGGATTTCCCTGTCAGGACATTTCCGCTGCCGGACGAGGCGCCGGCATTGAAGGAACCCGATCGGGAATGTGGTCACATATGGCGAGAATTATTAGCGAGGTACGACCCCGCTACGTCTTTGTGGAAAACTCCCCAATGCTCACTTCTAGGGGATTACACCGAGTTCTCGGAGACTTGGCCGAGATGGGGTTTGATGCGCGATGGGGTGTCGTATCAGCGGCAGACGTTGGTGCGCCCCATCAGCGAGACAGAATCTGGATTGTCTCTAAATATACCCCCCCCCCCCCGAATTTGGCCGACGCCAACAGCACATATGAGCAAAGAAACCAACGCTCCGAGCGAACACAACCGGAACACGCCGACTTTGACAGCGCAAGTGAATTGGCCGACTCCACGCAGTTGTTCAGCAATGGCAGCTACGTTGACAGACCAAGGAGATCGTTTTCCAAATTTAGAAACCGTAATGGCACACTCAGACCCAACAACAGTTGGTGGGAAATTGAACCCAATGTGGGTCGAGTGGCTGATGGGGTGGCCGCTAGGGTGGACAGACTTAAAGCCATTGGAAATGGACAAGTTCCGCTCGTGGCAGCAACAGCATGGAGGCTCTTAAATGATCCTGCGTGACTACCAGCAGCGGGCCATTACCGACTTGTACAACTGGTTTTTGGCGGGCTACGAAGGCAACCCATGTCTGGTGCTGCCAACAGGCTCAGGCAAGAGCCACATCGTTGCTGCGCTTTGCCAAGATGCGCTGACCAAGTGGCCTGAGACGCGGGTGTTGATGCTGACGCACGTTAAGGAGTTGATTGAGCAGAACGCCGAGAAAATGTATACACATTGGCCTGACGCCCCGCTTGGTATTTACAGCGCGGGCATAGGGCGGCGTGAGCTACACCAGCCGATCACGTTTGATGGCATTCAGTCGGTACGGGACAAGGCAGCGCAGATTGACTACGTTGATCTGGTAATCATTGATGAGTGCCATCTGGTCAATCACAAGGACACGGGCGGCTATCGTGACCTGCTGCGCCAGCTACAACGCATCAACCCTAACCTGCGTGTCATTGGCTTGACCGCCACGCCGTATAGGCTAGGCCACGGCATGATTACCGATGAGCCGGCGATCTTCAATGCTTTGATTGAGCCGGTGACGATTGAAGAGTTGATCTTCAAAAAACATCTAGCCCCATTGCGTTCAAAAATTACTGCAACTGCGCTAGACACAACCGGCGTTGCAAAGCGCGGCGGTGAGTTTGTAGAAGGCGAGCTCCAGAAGGCGGTCAACACCAAAGACCAGAACGTGCGGGTGGTCAGCGAAGTCATTGCGCTGGCCGAAGACCGGCAGCATTGGCTGTTCTTTTGTACAGGTGTATCTCACGCCGAAAACGTCTGTGAGATCTTGAACTACTGGGGCATACCGTCTAAGTGCGTGACCGGCGACACGCCAAAAAAAGAGCGCGAGAAGATTATTGAGGAGTTCAAGACCGGCAAAATCAAAGCGTTGACTAACGCCAACGTGCTGACCACGGGCTTTGACTACCCAGACATTGACCTGATAGCCATGCTGCGCCCAACGATGTCCCCTGGGCTGTACATCCAGATGGCCGGTCGAGGTATGCGGCCTAAAAGCCACACCGATCACTGTCTGGTACTGGACTTTGCCAAGGTAGTGTCAACGCATGGCCCGATCACCAATGTACAACCTCCCAAAAAGGGAGGAACGGGCGACGGTGTTGCGCCAATCAAAATATGCGACAACTGCAACGAGATCTGTGCGTTGTCCGTGCGCGTATGCCCCGCTTGCGGGACGGATTTCCCCGCCGTTGAGCCTAAGCGATTAAAGCTACAACATGACGACATTATGGGCGACAGCGGGACTGAGATGGCGGTCACCGACTGGTCTTGGCGGCGACACGTTAGTCAGGCCAGCGGCAAGCTAATGGTGTCAATCACCTACTACGGTGGTTTGAGCGATATTCCTATTACGGAATATTTGCCGATACTTCACTCTGGTTTTGCCGGTGAGAAGGCGTTGGGTACGCTGTACTACATCGCCAACAAAGCTAAGGCGGTGCTGAACCAGATCAACGAAGTTGCTGAGTCAGACGCGGTTGATTATGTGGTGGCGCAGATGAACCAAGGGTTTCCCCCAGTATCCATCGAGTACAAGCGCGATGGAAAATTCTATCGAGTGGTAAGCAGGAAATGGTGATGCCAACCGAGCATGAAGAGCAACGCGAACTGGTCCGCTGGTTTCGGCAAACTTACCCAGATGTGCGGATTTTTGCCATCCCTAACGGTGAGAAGCGCAGCATTAGCGTGGCAAGTAGGTTGAAGGCAGAGGGCGTTAGCGCCGGTGTACCGGACTTGTTTGTCCCCTCATGGGGTTTGTGGATTGAAATGAAGCGTCAGAAAGGAGGTGTGATACGACCAGAGCAGAAAGACTGGATCAATTACCTACAGGGCTGCGGGCATCGGGTCATTGTGGGGTACGGGTTTGACGATGCCAAAACCAAAATCGGAGAGCAGAAGTGACAAAGAAACAAAAACCAGAATTTAAGGTAAATTTTAGTATTGCTGAAATGATTCAGAGGTTTACTGACTACGAATTAGAACCTGTGTTTAAGCTACCCAACAGCGAGCAGATTGTCGTGCCACATTTCATTGAACCGCACAAATGGGTGGGGTTGGGTGCAGTTACGTACACAACCGAGGAGTTGCTTAACTCCCGTGCGGCTCCAGAACTTCAATGCTTGTGGGCCAGACCGTGGACAGAAAAGATTATTTTTCAGGGCAAAGACCGAGTGTTTAGCAGCGCAGAACTTAAAATTTTGATAAAGGCACGGCTATGAACAAAACAGAAGCATGGCGCAAATGGCGGTCTGTATTTTACAAAAACATTCCCGCTGGTAGTTATGACCCAAGGGAAGCACCCATGTGGGATGCTTGGGAGGCGGCTTGGGAAGAAGCAAACAAACAATCTCAAATTGAGATTAATCATCTAAAGGAACAACTGATGCGGGCCAACACGCACGATGGCGCGTACAAAGCCGCGTTTTTGGCTGGTCAGATGGCTGCGAGGGGTGGATCGTGGAAGTGAAGCCAAATTGCCAGCAATGCAGAGTCAACCCTGCGGTCCACAAGGTCCCGTTATCAAGCGGGAAGGGGTATCGGTGGAAGTGTGAAAGCTGCCATAAACGCCTAGCCACCAGCGGGTTCAAGGACAAGATCGCATGAACTACAATTGCCTCCGGTGCGGCAAACCAATCAGCACCATCATTGTCCACTGTCCATATTGCAAAAGGAAACCATCATGATTGAACGAGATAATCTTGTAGCTGCGTTAGACGCATACCTCAAAAAACAAATTGAGTTGCACTTTGCAGGTCGCACGGCTTCGGTAACACCCGTAGTCGGAACGACACCTCCAATCACAAATCAAGTTAAACCCGACCACTCCGGCGCCAAATACGATGACGCTGCGAGACAGGAGGCTTTAGCAATCATTAGACTCAACGGCTTAGACACGGAAGGAATGACTGATCATACTATTGCTTTCACTCTAGCTTCCATAAATGCTATGGCCGTAGAACATCCAAGCGTTTACAAAACTAAAAAAGATTTACCAAATCAGTGATCTTCAAATACGGAATCCTTGACGATGAAGGCAAGGTAGTCCGGTGGGTATGGCATCCCCCACCATATTCGCACATTGTCCAAAAAATAAAACGCCAGCGCAAACCTAAGCTGGATCTATCTAACGTACCGGACGCACTATTTTGAGGTAAATATGAGCCAACAGAAGGTTCTTGATTATTTGAGCGAACACGGAGAGATGGCAAGAAAAGAAATGAAAGTCCCAGGCGTAACGCCCAAGGCTTTGTTTGGAATACTGACCCGTTTATGCGCTAATGGTTCTGTCTCCAAACGTGAAGTTGGAGAAGAAAACAGAAGGTATTTTGTGTTCAACATCGGCCCTCCTTCGGTAGAGCCAGAGTACTCGTATATCCTTAGAAACCTACCCAGAAAGGAATTTCATGGCTAATTTTGAAACGTGGCAGTATGACAACCTTGTCAAGTTTGCAGTAGAAGCAAACGAGCGGCTGGCGCTACTGAATGCGGAGATTGACGCGCTAAACGCCGACTTAAAAACGGCGATTAACGCCTACCGCGACCTACTTCGCCGCGACGCCTCTGGTTTTCTCGAAACTACGCATCCCACCGAAACCAAGCAGACCGGCGAGTAAGGTCATTAACTGTTCAATTTGAAGTTCTGGCGGCGGGGGTAGACCCTTCGGGATAATGTCTACGCCCTGCCCAAACGCCCAGACCCATTGCATCAGAGGGTAGCCAAGGAATTGGTAAGCCAAACCTGCAACCCCAACCCAGCCCACAGCAGGACGCCAGCCAGAGACAAATACGCTAGTAGACGCCGCTTCGATCTTGTTGATACCCACCTGCGCGAGATCTGT